AAAACCCGCAGAAACATGGTTAAACGCGACGAGTGGTTGCCCCGGCGGCGCCGGCGTGGTGATAGCGTGGCATGAGCCACCCTGCCGACCTTGCCATCCGCCTGCGCCGCGCCGCCTTCAACCAGGCCCTGGCCGAGGCCGACCTGGCCGCGATCGGGCCATTGCTGGCGCCCGACGTGGTGCTGGTGACGGGCAGCGACAGCGCCGTGCTGGCCGGGCGCAAGGCGCAACTCCAGGCCTGGAAACGCGAGTTCGCCGCCAGCCCGCGCAGCATCTATCTGCGCACGCCGGGAACGATCGAGGCATCAGCGGTGGAGCCGATCGCCCTGGAGCAGGGAGAGTGGCAGGGCCGCCACGCCGATAGTGGCGCGGTTTACGCCAGCGGACGCTATTGCGCCAAGTGGCGCCACAGCGATGCAGGCTGGGTCATCGTGGCCGAGATCTTCGTAACCATGGCCTAACGGCGGGCAGGTTCGGGCGCGACGACCAGGCCAGCAGCCAAGAAGCGACCATCAGGACCGGTGCGGGCCGGCGACCAGATTTCCCATGCCCGGCGCAGCAGTGCCCCGGCATTGGCATTGGCGGCATAGCCGAAGCGATGCTGCCGGCCATCGGGCAGGCTGGCACAGAACCAGCTCCACCCCGGCGGGAGGCCGGGGCACGGCTGGGCGCGATTCGAAACCGACATGGTGCACCCGGGGAGGACGTGACAGGGAACGTGCCACGCGACTAGAGGATTTTTCCTTTTCTTGAATCGGCGCTTAGGAATTTTTGCGCGGATTCGGCGCTAGTTTGGCTGGATATTTAGGATTTTTCCTATACCGCAATGTCCTCGCGATGCTTTGCTTGATCGCCTTGGAGGCACGCCCCTGACCTAGCGATCGACGGCGGAAATTCGCGCTCAACCAACTGATCTCGAACCGTGACCCGTCGCTGAGGGCATGCTCTGTCGATGGACAGCAGGCCCAAGCACGACCCACCGCGCGCCGCCCCCAGGCATGCCATGAAGGAAAAATCCTGATGTCTGAGACCGCTGATTCCGCCGCCATCGCCGCTGCCGTAAAGGTTTCGCTGGCCGGGCTGACCTGGACAGAGCGAACCACCTATCGCGCATTGGTCGAGGCGGCAGAGGCGGGGCTGCCCTGCCCCAGCAACATCGATATCGAGATGCTGTGCGGCTATAACTCGTGCTCGATGGGGCCGGTCATGGTCAAGCGCCTGGAACGCAAGGGCTTTATCAAGGTGGAGCGGTTCCAGCGCTTTCGCATCGTGGAAATCGTGGCGACGGGCGCACGCACCGCGCGCGCGGCCAACATGCGCGCCGACCTGCCGCACATTCCCAAGGGCACGCATAGCGGCGGCCGCAGCCTGCCGACCAGTGCGACACCGCGGCCCAGCGATCGCAAGCCGTACCAGGCGGGCAAGGTGCTGGGCTGATGCCGCGCCCGCGCAAGGCGATGCGCGATCGCGCGCTGGAAGACCTGCTGCTGGCGGGACTCGCCGAAGGCCTGACGCTGCGCAAGCTGTGCCGGCGGCATCACATTGCCCCTGCCCTGGTGCAGCGCTGGCGGCTGGAGGACCGCGACTTTGCCCGGCGCTTTGCCCTGGCGCGCGAGGCCGGGTTCGAGGCCATTGCCGAGGAAACCCTAGAGATTGCCGACGATGATGCCGGTGACGTGACCTGCAAGGAAAAGGCCGACGGCACCGTGGCCGTGGCCAAGAACCCCGACAACGTGGCGCGGGCGCGGCTGCGCGTGGAGACGCGATTGAAACTGCTCTCCAAATGGGCACCGGGGAAATACGGCGAAAGCACCGAGCCGGGCCAGGGCCAGGACTGGAGCGAGCGGCTGGCCGCGGCGCGGGCGCGGGTTTTGAAAGGGCGGTGATGGCAAAAAGGGCGGCAGCAGCAAGCGATCTGGCCGAAGCGATCGGCGCGTTCACCCATGATCCGCTGGGCCATGCCCTGTTTGTCTATCCCTGGGGCCAGGGGCCGCTGGCAGGCATGACCGGACCGCGCCGCTGGCAGCGCGCGGTGCTGGACGAGATCGGCGCGCATCTGGCCGATCCGGCAACGCGCCACACGCCGCTGCGCCTGGCGCGGGCATCGGGCCATGGCATCGGCAAATCGGCGCTGGTCGCCATGATCGTCAAATGGGCGCTCGATACCTGCCCCGATACCCGCGTATTGGTGACGGCGAATACCGAAAGCCAGCTGGACACCAAGACCGCCCCGGAAATTGCCAAATGGGCGCAGATTTCGCTGACCGCGCACTGGTTTGCCCAGACGCGGCGCGCGCTGGCCTCGACCGCGCCGGGACGCGGACCATCGTGGCGCGCCGACCTGGTGACCTGGAGCGAGCACAACACCGAAGCCTTTGCCGGCCTGCACAACATGGGCCGGCGGATCGTGCTGATCTTTGACGAGGCATCGGGCATTGCCGACAAGGTGTGGGAAGTGGCGCTGGGCGCGCTGACCGATGCCGATACCGAGTTGATCTGGCTGGCATTTGGCAATCCCACGCAGAACACCGGTGCCTTTCGCGAATGCTTTGCCAAGCACCGCAATCTGTGGCGCACCGCCCAGATCGACGCGCGCACGGTGGAAGGCGTCAACACCGGCTATCTGGACGAACTGGTGGCGGCCTATGGCGCCGACAGCGACGTGGTGCGCGTGCGCGTACGCGGCGAGTTCCCGTCGAGCAGTTCGATGCAGTTCATTCCGCAGGATCTGGCCGAGGCGGCAAGACGGCGCCCGATCGTCCCCGGCCTGCCGACCGATCCGGTGATCTTTGGCGTGGACTGCGCGCGGTTTGGCGACGATGAAAGCGTCCTTGCCATCCGCAGTGGCCGCGATGCGCGCAGCCGGGCGTGGAAGAGCTGGCGCGGCGTGGATGCCATGCAGCTGGCGGGCGACATTGCCCTGGAAGCACAGCGCCACCGCCCTGATGCCATCTTTGTCGATGCCGGCAATGTCGGCGCGGCGGTGGTCGACCGGCTGCGCCAATTGCTGGGCGACATGCCGGTGATCGAGGTGTGGTTTGGCGCCAAGGGCCGCGAGGCGGAGCTGGAGCCGGGGGTGAGCGTGCCCACCGCCAACAAGCGCGCGGAAATGTGGACGCGGATGCGGGCCTGGCTGGGCCAAGGCGCTGTGCCCGACAGCGACCGTTTGCGCGACGACCTGATCGGGCCGACCTATTCCTTTGCTGCCGACGATACCCGCGTGCAGCTGGAAAAGAAGCCCGACATGAAGCGGCGCGGCCTGCCCAGCCCGGACTGGGCCGATGCCCTGGCCTGCACCTTTGCCGAGGCGGTGGGCCCGCGTGCCATGCCCGCCTGGCTGGAGCCAGAGGTGCGGGCAGACGATGGCGCCGGGCGCTATGGCGAGCTGGGTTGAGCGGCCCAGGCAGCGATTCAACCCCGCAGCGGGCCGCCATACAAGCACCATCATTCATGGAGGTGCCTAGATGTGCAGCACGCCCACCGTTCCCACCACGCCCGAGCGGCAGACCCTGAAACTGCCTGACCAGGGGGCGCCCGCCGGCGCCATGGACAATGCCCGCTGGCGGCGCGCGATTTTGGCCGGGATGGTGACTTCGCCCCTCGGGCTGACCGGCAGCGCGCGGATTACGTCCACCACGCTTGGCTCGGGAGGCACGCTTGGCTGATCCCAAATCGATCCGCGCCCATTGCGAGGCGCGCCTGGCGGGGATGAAATCCGTGCGCCAGGATTACGAGGCCGAGGCCGAGCAGATCGCCCGCTTTGCCCAGCCGGCGCGTTCACGCTTTCTGTCTGGCGGCAAGGACCGCTCGGGCGCGCGGCGCCGGCAGTGGAACCGCACGCTGTTCGATCCCCACGGCATCGAAGCGTTCCGCACGCTGACCAACGGCATGACCTCGGGCCTGTCGAGCGCATCGCGCCCGTGGTTCACGCTCAAGACCGCAGACGATGACCTGATGGAGGCCGATGGCGTTCGCGCCTGGCTTTCGGCGGTCGAGCGGCGGATCTATGCCTTTCTGGCATCGACCAATTTCTATGGCGCGGCCAAGGCCGGCTATGGCGAAATGGGCCTGTTCGGCACCGAAGCCTGCGTGATGGTGGAGCACCCGCACGCCGGCGCGGTGTGCCACGCGCTGACCTTTGGCGAATACTGGATCGCGCTGTCTGACGCGCTAGTGCCCGACACGCTCTATCGCACCTGCCCGATGAGCGTGCGCCAGGCCGTGGAAACCTTTGGCGAGGCTGTCTCGCCGGCCGTGCGCGCGCTCTATGACCGCAGCCAGTACGAAACTGTGGTGGAGGTCTTTCACGCGATCGAGCCCGACCCGGGCCACGATCCGCATCGCTTCGGATCAAAAGCCTGGCGCAGCGTCTATTGGGAGGCCGGCGCGCGCGGGGACAGCCTGCTGAAAGTGTCAGGCTATAACGAGCAGCCATTCTGGGCGCCGCGCTGGGACGTGGTGGGTGGCGATACTTATGGCCATTGCCCCGGCATGGAAGCATTGCCCGCGCTGCGCGAGTTGCAGATGCAGGCCAAGCGCCGCAACGAGGCGATCGACCAGATGGTCAAGCCCGAGAAGATCGTGCCGCCCGGCGTGCGCCTGACCGGCGAGCCGGGACGGACGGTGACCGCATCGGGCCTGGACCGCGAAGGCGTGCTGATCCCCTATCAGATGCCCTACCAGGCCGTGGCCGCGATCGGCGAGGAAATGGACAAGTGCCGGCGCCAGATCGATGGCCTGAGCTTTGCCGACCTGTTCAACGCGATCACCAACATGCGCGGGGTGCAGCCCCGCAACGTGGAGGAGATCGCCAGCCGCAACGAGGAGAAGCTGACCCAGCTTGGCCCGGTGATCGAGCGCGTGGCCAACGAAAAGCTGCAGGTGGCGATCGATCGCACCTTTGCGATCATGAGCCGGGGCGGGATGCTGCCACCCCCGCCCCCGGCGCTGCATGGGCGCGGCGTGCGCGTGGAGTTCGTGAGCATCCTGCAGCAGATGCAGCGCATGGTCGGCATCGGCCAGATCGAGCGCGTGGTCGGCTTTGTCGGCAATCTGGCCGCGGCCCATCCCGACGTGCTCGACAAGATCGATTTCGACGAGGCGCTGGACGAATATGCCTGGCGGGCGGGCACGCCGGCACGGATCATGCGCCCGGCAGCGCAGGTGGCGCAGCTGCGCGGGCAACGGCTGGAGGCCAGCCACGCCGCGCAAGCCGCCGCGCAGATCACCCAGATGGTGCCGGCCATGAAGGACGCGGCGGCCGCGGCCGAGCTACTTTCGCGCGCCGACGTGGGCGGCGAAAACCTGCTCAAGCGGCTGATCCAGCCGTGAGCCTGGCCGAAACCGACGCCGCCTTCCTGATCGCCCGCCCCGAATTTCGCCGCTTCCTGCACGCAGCGATTCAAGGTGCCGGCCTGCTGGGGCAACAGGCCATGGCCAGCGGGGCCGACAGCGCCCTGCTCGCCTTCCTCGAAGGGCGGCGCAGCCTGGGTTTCGACCTGATCGCGCTGGCCCATCGCGGCCAGGAACAGGCCATTCGCACCCAGGACCCGCTGGGCCTGACGACCTTGCAGGCCGTGCTCGATGCTGCCCTCTGTGCAAAGGAACACCGCCTTGAGCGACCCCATCCCCGCACCCGATACGACGAGCTTCCCGACCCAGACGGCGCCGACGACAGCGCCGAGCGCGGAACCGGCCAGCGCCGGTCCGCTTCCCCCGCCGGGCGCCGCTGAACCGGCAGTTGCCCCTGCTGCCACGGCCCCCAGCCCCGCGGCCCCCATCCCCCCGGCTGGCGCGCCCGAACGCTATGAGCTGGCGCTGGATGGCCTGACGATCGACCCCAAGCTGCTGCAGAGCGCCGATCCGGTGCTGCGCGAGCTGGGCCTGTCGAACGAGCAGGCGGGCAAGCTGCTGCCGCTGGCGCAAGGGGTGATGCAGCGCACGCAAGACGCGCTGCTGGGCCATTTTGCCGATGCCGCGGCCGCGCAAAAGCGGGCCTGGGCCGAAGAGTTTGCCGCCGATCCCGAAATCGGCGGCGCGCGCCGGGCGGAAAGCGAGCACCTGGCCGCGCGCGGCCTTGATGCCCTGGGCTTTGGCGAAGGGCATCCGTTTCGCCAGGCCCTGGCCGACAGCGGCTTTGGCAACCACCCCGACATGATCCGCGCGTTCCGCCGCCTGGGCCAATTGCTCAGCGAGGACAGCGGCTTTGCCCGTGCCCATGCCGGCAGCGCCAGCCAGCGCCCCGTCTGGGAACGTCTCTACCCCCAAGAAGCGAACTAAGGAGATAGCTTCATGGCCATTCTCGGCTCGAGTTACTGGAACCTGATCGACGTGCTCAAGGCCGGCGGCGACGGCCTGGGCGACGTGGTGGAGGCGCTGACCCAGCTGACGCCCTTCATGAAGGATGCCAACGTGGTGGCCTGCAACAGCGGCACCGAGCATCGTTCGACGATCCGCACCGGCCTGCCCAGTGTTTCGTGGGGCGCGCTCTATCAGGGCATCGCCCAGTCCAAGGGCAACTATACCGAAGTCAAGGACACCACCGGCTTTGTCGAGGGCCTGTCTTCGGTGGACGAGCGGCTGCTCAACCTCAAGCCTGCCGAAGCGGCCAAGCTGCGCCTGGTGGAAGGCCAGGGCTTCCTGGAATCGATCGCCCAGACCGTGGACAGCGCGATCTGGTATTCCGATGTCAAGGTGAACGGCAAGCAGTTCCACGGCCTGGCGCCGCGCTACAATTCGCTGGCCAACCCCAACGTGGTCAATGCCGGCGGCGTGCAGGCGGACAACGCCTCGATCTGGTTCGTCACCCATGGCGACATGCAGACCAGCGTGATCGTGCCCGATACCGTGCCGGCCGGCGTCCAGCGCGAGGACATGGGCCGCCAGCGCGTGCTCGATGGCAATGGCAACCCCTATTACGTCAAGGAAGAGAAGTTCACCCAGCACATGGGGCTGTGCGTGAAGGACTGGCGCTTCAACGGGCGCATCGCCAACATCGACGTGTCCGACGTGGTGGCCGGGACGGTCGCGCTCAACCCCTTGCTGCGCAAGCTTTACTACAAGCTGCAGGGCCGCCGCGCCTATCACATGGAGCGCGAGGGCCAGGTCAGCCCGGGCCGCACCGTGATCTACATGAACCGCGTGTTGCTCGAAGCGCTGGACGCCGAAACCAGCAACGGCCGCAGCGGCGTGGACAATTTCGTCCGCCTGACGCCGATGGAAATCCAGGGCGAGGAAGTGATGACCTGGCGCGGCATCCCGATCCGCGAAACCGACGCGCTCGTCACCAACGAAGCGCTGGTCGCCTAAGCCGCAGCGCCCCCTCAAATCGGAGAATTTCGCATGATTTTCGACAATTCGCTGTTGCTGAGCGATGCCCAGGCAGTAACCGCCTCGGCCGCGTCGGCCAATGTCATCGACCTTGGCACCACCGGCACGCCGTTTGGCGCCAATGCCGCGCTGATCCGCGACCTGGGCCGCGGTCCCGAACTGGACCTTGCGGTGACCGTCACGCAGGCCTTCGCCGGGCTGACCAACCTGCAGGTGAGCGTGCAGGTTTCGCCCGACAATGCCACCTGGACCACGGTTTCCGCCGGCGCCGTGGTGCCGCTGGCCAGCCTGGTTGCCGGCTATCAGTTCAAGGTGCCCGGCAGCATCGAGGAGGGCGTCAACGCCCGCTACCTGCGGCTCTATTACACCGTGGGCGGCAGCAATGCCACGGCCGGCAAGATCACCGCCGCCGTGGTGGCCAGCCGCCAGACCAACCTGGGCGTGGGCGGCCAGTAAGGCCTGCAGCCGGGTGCGCGCCAACACGCACCCGGCCTTGCCCGTCAGAACCCGTTACCAAGGAGATGCAGATGGCAGCCGCCACCCAGAGCAGCTTTGCCGCCAACGGCGCCTGGCAAGACATTGCCGCCACGCTTACCGCCGCCGCCAACGCCGACGTGCTGTTGCAGAACACCGGCCAGCAGCCGGTCAAGGTGTGCTTTGGCGGCGCCACCGCCCCGGCCAGCGACCTGGCCGGCGTGACTATCAACCCGCGCGGCACGATCGTGGGCAATGCCGCCAACGTGTGGGTCCGCTCCCCCGGCGGCACCAACCTGGCCGTGACCGTGGGCCATTCCGGCGGCGTATCGGGCAATGTCGCCAGCCTGGGCAACGTGGCCGCCGGCGCGGCGGACGCGGGCAATCCGGTCAAGGTGGGCGGGGTCTATAGTGCCACGCTGCCAACGCTCGCCGATGGCCAGCGCGGCAACATGCAGTTGACCAACAAGGGCGCACTGGCAGTCACGCTGTTCAGCGCGGCGGGCAGCGCGTTTACCGCCATCGCCCCGGCGAACGGCACGACCAACCCGTCCTATGCGCTCGCCGTGGCCAGCTTTGGCATGCAGCACAACGGCGCGACCTGGGACCAGGCGAAGAAGCCCGCCAGCACCAACCGGCTGCTGTCGGCCGCAGCGACGACCAACGCCACCAGCGTCAAGACCAGCGGCGCCGATCTGTTCCGCGTGCGCGGCCACAACGCCAGCGCCGCTGCGCGCTATCTCAAGCTCTACAACAAGGCATCGGCGCCGACCGTGGGCACTGATACGCCGGTGGCGACCTATTACCTGGCCCCGTCCGCGCCGTTCGACATCGATTTCCAGACCGCGCTCTATTTCAGCGCGGGCCTGGCCTTTGCCCTGACCGGCGCCGCGCCCGACAGCGACACCACCGCGCTCGCCGCCGGGGACATCCTGTGCCTCAACATCCACTACGCCTGAAGGAGAGCGATCCATGGCAATCTGGCGCCGCGACGACGACACCATCGGCGATCTGTTCGACGATGGGCTGGACCTGAAGCCCGGCGAGGAAGGCTTTACCCGGGCCTTGGCGCGGGATCATTTCGGCACCGATGCCTTCAGCTATGTCGGCACGCCCGATTGGCAGACGCCGGCGGCCTGATGCCTGCCTCGTTATGATCGGCGCGGGCCGTGGCGGCATTGCCGC